TCAGATCATCCCGCGCAATCTCGATTCCGTCGGCCCAAACACGGCCCACCCGCGTGATCACCCCTTCACACAGGGCAATCGCCAGATTGGCGGTGTAATTATAGCTGGTGGTCTTGGGACCACTCGGCGCGCCCTTGCCCCCGCCGCTTGTCGTGCTGGTCTCCTGAAACCGCGAGGCCCAGATCACCTGACCCCCGATCCGCATCGCCCCGTATACCTGCCCCACCGGCGCCCCCTCGGACGCGCCCGTCAGACGGAACCGGTCCACCTTGCCGGTTTCCACCACCTGCGAGCCGGCCCCCATAATCCGCTGGTCGATCACCCGCCCCAGCGTCGCGCCAATCGCCCGCCCGATCACCGCGCTGGACAGGCCGAACACCGCCCCGCCTACAGAAGCACCGGCGGCAAAGCCGATCGAAGATAAAACAATAGTCGCCATCAGGACCCCTCCTCGGGAAACGCAAATCGCGCCACGATGCGGCGCTGCCACGGGCGGCTCAGGGGGCTTTCAACCACCCCGTGCCCCGTATAGGCATGAATAAAAGTCGGTTCCGGGCCGATACGCCCCGCTATCCCCAGATGCTTGGCCACACCACCCGCCCGCATCCGGAACAACAGCAGATCGCCTACGGCCCGCCCCTGTTGCACCTGCAAATGCCGCAATGCCGCACGCCACAGCCGCTCCTCGCCCTGCGGCTCGGACCAGTCCGGCGTATAGGCGGGCACGTCCTCTGGCTCGTCACCATACAGCTCACGCCACACACCGCGCAGCAGGCCCAGACAATCGGTGCCCGCCCCCCTGGTCGAGGCCTGATGCCGGTAAGGCGTGCCGATCCAGCCGCGCGCGGTTTGAACCACCCGATCGCCAATCACGGTCATCCCCCCAAACTCCCGCCATCATTGACACCACCGCTTGTCGGATAGCTCATCAACCAGTCCTCGCCCGGGATATGCGGAAAACCACGGTAATTCAGGAAGTTGTCAAACTTCAGACGACAGGTTTCAGGGCGCTTGTCACAGCCCGCCTCTATCTTCACCATATCACCGGTGACAATCGGCGCGCGGATGCTCTCCCACAATTCAATCTCGCGGCCCGCATCCGTGATCCGGTCATTCTTGACCAGACCGACCAATCCCTGCGCTTCTCCGCTCATCACTGTAAATCGCCCGTATTCAAACCAGCGCGTATCAAAACCGGCCAGATCGGCAAACCGGAAAATCCGCGCCTCCTCGACCACTTCAACCGCCAGTTCCGCCACATACCCGGGCAGATCAAAGCCGAACCGGCAGTCCCCATCACCCAGAACCGCCGTGCAGGCCTTTTGATAGACCCGCCCCTGCGGCTGGTTCAGCGCCTCGGTCAGCCCGCGCAATTCCGCCTGAAACGCCCCGCCGCTGCGCTGCATCTCGCCAATTGTTCCGCGAAACTGCAACAGGCGCTGACCCAGATCGGCCCAGTTCACCAACCAGGCCCGCACCTCGGCCCCGTCAAACCGGCCCGCCGTGATGTCCGCCTCGGTGATCGCCGCATCCGACAACGCACCCAAAGCCTCGGTATTGTCCACCGACAGGCCCGAAGTCTGCTGCAACGCCTTGGCGGTCAGGCCGGTATCGGCCTTGAACACAATGCCTTCAAATTCCAACGCGCGGTCATGGTCGGTAAAGCCGAACACCAGCCCGTCCCGGCGCACCACTGCCCAGCAGCGGCACACCGTGGTCAGACCGCCGCGCAGATGCTCTTCGAATTCTGCTGAAAGCCCCATCAGATACGCACCTCCACGACTGGCACATTCGGCACCTCGCCAGCCTGAAAACTGGCGACCGAAGTCTGGATCCGGTCCGTGTCGAACCGCACCGGCACGTCGAACTCAAAGCCGGCCGTCACCTCGACCCCGATGTCGGGCGGATGGTTGAACGTGATCACACCGGTTGCAGTGTCCACATCGAAATGGATCGCCTCCTGCTGCTGATCCCCCTGAATACCGACAACCACCGTGCCCGCCACCGGCTTGGTGATCGGGCGCACATATTTCGCCTCACCCGAGGCATAGGTCTTGGTCAACGGAAACGCCGACGTCACCCCGTCGCCAATCGCGATCACCTGATCCTCGAAATGCGGCTCTGCCGAGGCCTTGCCTGATTTGTAATCGGCCCAGTCCTTCCAGCGGAACCCGTATAGCTGCCCCTGACGCGCCTCGTAAAAGGCAATCAGCAGCTCCACATCATCAAGCGAGCGCATCCCCAGACCGGCATCATAGCGCCGCTTTGAATGGGCCCAGGGCGTGTTGCGCTCCTCGAACCCGTTGGCCAGCGTCACGACCTCCGTGCGCCGCTCGGGGCCGCCCACCGCGCCGAAACTCAGACTGGCCGGAAATCTTACCTCGTGAAAACCCATCGTTCCCCTCCTAGAAATTACGCTGCCCGCGGCCCAATGCACGGCTTAGCTGCGCCGCGATCTGCCCTTGGGAACGGTTGAACCCTTCGACATCCGGCGTGCTGATGTTCATGGTGATATTCACAGGCCGTCCGCCACCGCTGGCCTCGACCCCCAGACGCCCGTTGGGGCCACGGGTCAGCGGCATGATAGCTTCCGGCCCTGCTTCACCCATCAATCCGGTGCCGCCCCGCATCGGAAATGTTGTCGGCCCGCTGACGATCCCGCCATTGGCAAATGGCATCACCCGGCCCTGGGTGAAACTGCCCCCCTTTTCAAATGCGGCACCCGCGCCAAGCACCCCGCTGATCCCATTCGCAATCAAACCGCCCAAATGCTTGGTCACAGGGCTGATAGCCGCGTTGTAGGTGGCGTTGATCATCGATTCCGCCAGCTTGTTCAGCGCATCCGACAGCTTCATTCCGTCAAACACCAACCCGTCAAAGGCCGACTTCAATCCGCGCCCGATCCCCTTTGACAACACATCCACCTCGCGGTTGGTCGTGGTCAGGCTGTCGCGCATCTTGGACAATTCGCCATCAAAGGCCGCCGTCATCGCCGTTGCCCCGCCCATCGTTGCCTCAAGGGCCGCCACCTGTTCGTCAAACCCGCTCAGCCCGTCCACTTCACTTGTCATGTCCATTCTCCAAATTGTCAGGATAGGCCTGCGCCAATTCCTCCAGCCGCGCCCGCCCCATCGGAGCATCCGCAGCACCCTCGCCCAGCATCATCAACAGTTCCGCCGGCGTCAGTTGCCAGAAATCGCGTGGGTGCAACCGCAGGCCACGCAACGCCACCCGCATCAGACCGGGCCAGTCAAACCCGCTCATCCCGCGCGCGCGTCCGGAACCGCAAAGGCCCGCGCCAACAACTCCGCCGCCACCCGCGCCGCTTCAATCGGCCCGCCCGCGATCTCAACCGCCATCAGATCCGCTGCACTACCCTGCCAGCCGCCGCCACGCAGGCCCGCCACGATCAGCGCCAGCACATCGCGCGTGCTGAACTGCCCGCTCTCGAACCGCTCGACCAGCGAAACCAGCGTCCCCGTTTCCAGGGACGCCTCCAGTTCCGCCAAAGCGCCCAGCGTCAGTTTGCAGGCGTGTTCCACGCCATCCAGCACCAGTGCCACTTCTCCTGCCCAGGGGTTCGCCATCACGGTGCCGCCGTGAATGTCAGCGCCCCGGCCGAGGCCATGCTCAGTTCATAAGTCGCCTCGCCATTATAGCTGCCGGCATATTCAACCGAGGTGATCTGGAAAGCCCCCTCGATAATGCCGAAATCGGGAATGATCACCTGAAAATCCGGTGTTTCCCCATCAAAGAAAATTTGCCGTGCGCGCTCGTCCGTGGTGGCATCCTTGAACACACCCGATCCCGAAATCGTAGCCGATTTCACACCGGCCCCGCCCAGCAATTCACGCCAGCCGCCTGCACTTTCCAGACTGGTCACATCCACCGCTTCCGCGTTGAAACTGATCCGCGTGGCCCGCAGGCCGACAACGGTTTCAAACAGACCGCCGCCGGTCATGTCCATCTTGATCAAAAGGTCCTTGCCGTTCTGGGCACCCATAGCTGTCACTCCAATAATGATAGAATTTTTTAGAACCCGGATAATTGCTCCGGTCAGTTGTCCTCGACCC